ATTTCTTTCAAGTTCATCTTTTGCGTCTTCTATCAGAACCATTTTCGTTGAATTATTTGCAGGTATCTTTAAATCTCTTTCTATAAAGTGTACGCTACACAAATAATCTACGATCATTGAATAAGTAAATTCATCTATTATTACTTCATCGAACTGAATGTTAAAAAATAAAAAATCATTATATTTATCACTTTCACACAATGTTTCAAATAACTCATTATATGAACAATTCGTAATTCTCGAAGCCTCATATAGATTTGAAAAGTGATACGTTTTATCATTATTTACATTGTATATGTCGCCTGTCGGAATCTTTTGATATAGATAAATTGATTCATCATCATCTCTTTTTCTTAATTTAAAATTTGTAAAATCTAAATCTCCAAAGATAATTGATGTTTTTTCTTGAGGATAAATCATATATAATATGCTACAGAATAATTGATATGGAGATATTTCTGTATAATCAATACCTGAATCCCATAGTTGTGATTTTATGGACTGTGGCGTTGATACTAAACTATTTATCATTGTATAATAATCTTGTTCACCATAATCACATATATCATTTAATGTTGGTTGATGTATTTTTATATGCTTTGAAACAACAAAATCTTCTCCTCTATAGATTTTTAATTCGTCATTTTCAAAGTATTCCTCTTTACCTATTGCCAATACTCGTTGTTCCTTATATAAGAATTTTCGCCATAAGGAGTATAAACTGTGCTATTAGGATCATAAATCTGAAATACTAATGTCCTTACAACATAATTATTGTCAGTCGTTGATTCTTTTGAGGAGACTAGCTTTGTTTGTAGACCAAATATACTTGACCAATTAAATCGTTCTCTTATAATAGAGGCAATTAAATCATGACGTTGTAAGCCAGTAAGTTTGTCTACTCTATCGTCACCATGCACAAATATTGTGAAAGTAATTTCAGTATACTTGTACATTGGAGAATATCGTGGTAATTCATCAAACCCTACTTGATAACATATATAACATTTAACTGTTGTCTGTGTATCTGGAATAAATAAAAATGGACGAATAAGAGAATTGCTTCCGAAATATCTATCCCATTCACCAAGAGGTTCGTATTGCTTTGTATCTTCATTCCACTCCCAATTGATGTTTCCATTTTTGTCGAACAACTCAGACTCTAACTTTTTATCATTGAGAGCGTATAACAGACATGGATTTGATAACAAAGCATTCTTGATTTTTTGCTTGTATAGAATTACATCATCATCAGGAGTAGTTCTATATACACGAAGCTTATTTAACAAATCATTCTTTGTAACTAATTTTTCTGCCATAAAACACCTCCCTACTCAGTTAATTCCAGCGGCAAAATTTCGGATTCTATAGGCAAGTTATCCTTAATAATTTCACACTTAACAGACAGTATTTTGCCGATAACGGAAGCGTCATTAGGAAACTTTACTTTCTTTTGGTTGTACTCTGTACCAGCTCGCCATGTAACTTTATCAGTCCAATCTTCATCGTCAATAGAACAAACCCATGTAAAGGTAGCATCAGCATATTCAGTTGTAATATCTTCATTGGAATCATTAAATAGATTTACTGTAAGATTTTTATAAGAGCCACCAACTTTAATAGTTGAAGTAGATGCTGAAATTTTTGCTGTAATGGAAGATGGGGGAGTGGTTGGAGTAGATGGATCTGTTGGGGCAATTTCTGAATCGAAATAGTTCGCATACATTTCGCCCGTTTCAAGATTGACATAATCCGTATGCTCGTTCCAAAATGCCGTATATATAGTAAGTTTTTGAATACCAAATGGCATTGAATTTTCAACCTTGGTCACTGTCCATACTGTAGGATGTTCTGTTAAAGCACTTACTACAACACGCATATTTTTAGAATCTTCAGAAGTGTACCAAAACTTCTCTGTAATAGAGTTCATTGGCAACCATATCTTATCCTGATTATCTGTATGTGTAAAATATCGGTCTGTGTAAGTCCCTATAGTGTAGGAATTCTGTTGTCTTAAACAACACCACATACGTCTCTTGATGCGCTTATCATTAGATTTTTCAATCCATGTAAGTTCGTAATTTACTGGTAAAATCAGATACTTTGGAAACTGATTTGCAGGTTCATCACGACAAACAATCCACTTATGATAAATTCCTCTATCATCTGGAACGTCCACAAAAAGTCCTATCGGAAATGTTGCCCCATAGCGTTTCCTAAAATCAGTCTCATAATAATAAAGGTCATCACCTTCATTGAATCTTACAGGCTGACTTGGACGAAACATAATATAGTATTCCACTTGATCTTTATCCATTGACTGATAAGATTTGATAATAAACTTTGCATCTATTTTTGTCTTATTGGTATTTTCATAAGTCATACCTTCAGCAAGAGAACGTGTGATTCCATGTTCATCTGTGAAAAAATCATCATGAAAATGGTCATAGATGTAACAAGTCTTTGTAGCGATGTCGTTTTCAAATGTCTGTTCCATCGCCCAATCAGACTGTTCTTTATAAATCTGCCCAATCGTTTTAGCTCCGTTGTTCTTGGCGTTTGCGACACGCCTAGCTGTTTGTAGACTCGGCATCGCTTACACCTCCCTCAAACATCTGCTTAATATATCCGTGAGAATCTAAGATTGCCCTACGGAATTTTTTGTAACTAAAATGGTCACTCTTGAAATTATCCATAGCACCTTGTAAAGTTGCCATAAGAGTTACCATAAGTCCGTTGTCGTTAAATAAAGTTTTTGTACCACCTAATTTAAACATAACGTTTTCAAAGAAAACGAGAAATGCTTCATCATCTTCAAATATTTTCTCTTCAATTGTCTTATCTTTGTAGAGCAGTAGTTTGTGAATGTCACCATGCATTGCACGAATTGCTTCATTGATTTGCTTGTCTGTGAAGTCACCATATATGTATTGCATATTAGGACTCCGTTGACGAATATGGTTTAAAAGCAAAACCATAATCACGAATAAGTTTTTGCTGTTCAATTTTCATTTCTTTCAGCAATGCCTTATTCAATGAAAAATCGTCCTTCAATTTTTTTTCTTCTTTTCCACCGAAAAATCTTATAGTATTTTCCAATGATTTAACTTTTGGTTCAAGCCATTTGATAGCCATACCTTTGCTAAACAGTTCAATAACAAATTCTTCGTCAGAATACTTATCAACAGAAGTTGTTAATTCAAATTCAAACTGTTCCATTTCGTCATCAAGTTTTAATGTGGAAAATAATCTACGAATAAATGGACTAGAGATAGCAGAATGTAAACGTTCTGCTAATATTTCATGCAAATCAGACTCTTTTAAAGACAATTCTTTGACATCATCAATTAAACCAAAGTATCTGTCAAATACTTTTTCGTAGGAGATATTCATATAACACCTCCAATATGTTACTCAGCAAGTAACTTCAAATCAGTACCACATTCCTCATCAATAATCTTGATTTTATTCATACTGTCAAAAGTTCCTTCTGAAATCATTTCAGAAACCATTGTTGCGATTGTATTTTTGAAACCAGATGGAAGTTTTCTAAACTCTTCACTAAAACGCATAGTAGGAAGATTGATAAGATTTATTAAATCCTCTCTATCATATAAACCATCATATACTTTTTTAACTTCCTGCCAATGTACGTTTTCAAGCAGCTCCTCATCCTCAATAATGATATAAGGTGCAAATAAAGACTTCTTACGAACAAGTAAAGCTGAGAGTAAGTCCTGATACTCAATATATCTGAAATCACCCATGTTACTAAACTCATATGTAATCTTTGTCTTATCACCAGTAAATAGAAGAGTACCTGCATACATAGAACGACATGGAATTAAATCATCTGGTTCATACTTCTTAGGTTTCTTAACCTCTGCAACTGTTTCCTTTACCGTATCTTTTTCAACCTTTGCATCTTCTGCCTTTGTTTTTGCGGCAGAAGTAGTTGTAGCTTTCTTCTGATAAGCCATTTATATTTTCTCCTTTCACTCAATTCAAAAGGGACTGCATATCATTTAGATATACAGTCCCAATATTTCTATGGATTACGCACCGATTGTCCAAGTACCAAATCTTGTGTTAGTCATAGTCTTGATACCAAAACGAGACTTGAACTCGTACTCTTTTGTATCATCGGCATTATCACCAGACTCAGATACTTCCTTAGTCTCATCCATTCCCTCATAGTACATCTTAACAAACTTGTCGATGTTAGATGGGAGAATAAGAAGCTTTGTATCGTCTTCAAGGTAATGCTCTACGTCATTCTCCTTAAATGCCTGTGGAAGCTCGATAATCTGAGTACCCTCAAATGTACCAATTCTACCAGTGTTATAAACATCGTTCTTTGCAGCTTCAGAAACCCACTGAATATCTCCAAGGTTCTTTAATCCTGCAAGAGCAACCTTTGTACCAACGATAGTAGCAACACCACCTGTAGCAAGCTGAACATCAGAAATAAGCTTTACAAACTTATCATGGTTAGCTGCATTTAACTCACCACGGATATTCCACTTAGTAGGAACAGGGAGAGAAGTACCAGCACTCATAACAGCTTCATGAAGAAGAGTATTGATTAATCTTGTGAATGCTTCTGCAATCTTATTGATTAACTCACTCCAATCTTCAACGCCCTGAAGGAATCTTGACATTTCCATGTAAACCTTTGCACCATAAGACTTAACGGTTACACCGAATTCCTTGCCAGCACCAAGTCTCTGTCTCTCAATACTGTGATGACCATCAGCAATCTCAGCAACAGTGATAATGCAAGGATCTTTTGTATAGAACTTGTTTGTCTGTCCAAGAGCGAGAGTCTTAACCTCTACATACTTCTGGAATACAGGTGAACTTGTCCAACCAGATACAAGAGTATCTTCAACAGTCTCCTCAATAACCTCGAATACAGCCTCTCTTACAGACTGTTTCTTAAATGCCTTTCTTACTTCATTAGGAGTCGGAGTCTCAGAAAGACCTGCCATCTCGATAATTGTCTTACGAATCTTATCATTTGCTTCTTCGATAGAATACTGTTTTACAGTACCTTTTGCTGTGTCAACACACAGACGAGAGAAGTTCTTATATTTTGCTTCATCAAACTTTTCAACGATTACATCGCTCATTTCATTAAATCTTAATCTCTGCATAGTATATTAATCCTCCTTTCTACCGAATTACGCATATACCTGGGCATTCTTATCTACCCAAATACGATAATTTCCATTTGCAGCAACCTCGTAGATATGTCCTACAAAACCATACTCAGTCATACTTGGTTTCTCACCAGTTGTAAGCTTGAAGTCTGTACCATCTACGAATACATATTTTCCAACAGCTAATTCTGCATCAGAATTGAAAGCTTCTGTAGAAAGTGTGAATCTATCAGTGTCCTGAATCTCGTAAGCTCTCATAACTTCACCCTTACCGTTGTAGAAGTTAGATTCTTCCTGCATCTTTGTTGTATATTCCTCATAAATCTTTGGAGCAGTTAAAATGAGAACAATTTTGTCTCCCTTTGCAGGAACTTTTGCCTCAAATACATCTGCTTTCTTTCTGTCACCAATTACAGCAACAGAACCATTGTCAATATCCTTAGACTCATTTACTAAGTTGTAGTGATGACCAACTTTTGTAGCCTTAAGTAAAGTTGACTCAGCAACACCGTGCTTAGTATATGAAATGAAATTACTAGCCA